AAATACAACAAGGCCCCGGTCATCTACGTCGGCCTTAACGGCAAGACCCCGCCCGCCGATTCTGACTGCCCGCTGATTATCCTTTATCCCGGGGCCAAATCAGAAGGGCTCGAAATGCAGGAGTACACGTACAAGCTCACTGTTGGCTGGACAATCCTGCAGGCTGAGGCGGCTGAAAGCATCAATGTAAAAGAGTACCTGGGAGTGACCGAATGTGACGGCCTGGGTCAGCTGATATACCAGGAACTGGCGCAGATAGAGGCCGATCATCCGGTCAGTGAGGTACATTACAGTATTGAGCCGGTAGCCTATTATCCGCGCTTTACCGGCCGTATGGATATCACATTGAAAATTACGCTAGCCAACGGCTATCGTATTACTTACTAAGGAGGGTTACCATGTCAAGAGCAAAAGGAATCAATGCAAAATTAGCCCTGGCGTATGAGACGGCTTACGGCCAGACGCCGGCGCCGGCCGTAAGTTATCTCATGCCGTTTAACCAGTCCAAAATTGCCGTAAAGCAAAATCTGATAGACTCCACGGTCATCTCTGGCCGGCGTGACCAGGTCCAGCCGGCCTTTGGCAACACCGATGTATCCGGCAGTATTGTAGTGCCTGTTGACCAGGTGGGCTTTGGTTTTTGGCTGCGGGCCATGTTCGGCAACCCGACGACAACAGGGAGCGGCGAGCCGTATACCCACGTATTCAAAGTGAATAAGAACCAGCCGCCGCTGGTGCTGGAACAGCAGTATCCCGATATTCCGGCCTATGAAATGTTCAATGGCTGCAAGGTAAGCAAGTTTTCCTTCACCTATGGCGGTGATACGGAACTAACTGCGACTATGGATATCCTCGGCGCCAAACGAACAGTCGGAGCCGCACCGTTTGCTGCCACCCTGACCGACATTCCGCTTTTGAAATTCAGTAATTTTCAGGGAACCATTGAAGAAGGCGGCGCGCCTTTGGCCATCGTGACCGAAGCCAGCCTGAACGCCGATTTCGGCCTGGACGGCAATACCTATACCATTGGCGGCGGCGGTTACCGAACCGACCTGCCGGAAGGCAGCCTGCAAGTCAGTGGCAGCATCAAAGCCTTCTTCGCCGACACGGCGCTGCTTAATAAAGCAATTAATAATACCAAATCCTCGTTAAAGTTTAAATTTACCAGCGGCAGCCACAGCCTGCAGTTCTTTATGGAAGAAGTCGTTTTTGAGCAAACCTCCCCGGGTATCGAGAATGAAAAAGGTATTATGATTACGTTGCCGTTTAAGGCATTTTATGATAACGGTGCCGGTGGCAGTGTTATTGTGACGACGCTGGCTAATAATTATGCCTCCTATGCCGTATAAATATAATTACTAGAAAATAGCTCTGGAACAAAATAAACAGAGCCTTGAGATGATTACCAGATACTATAAACCCCATGCTTCAGGAGCTAGATATATTTAGCCTTGGAGTTATGGGGTTTTGTAGTAACTGGCTATGGCAAGTTGAGAATTGCTATAGTCATACAAAGTGAGGTGTTCGATGAGTGCCCAACATCTTTGATCAATTCTGGTTTACAGGATATGAGAGCGCTTATTTTAATAGCGATATGGGATTGTATCAAGAATATTTAGGGGCTTTGGAAGAGTTAAAGGTTAAGAAACTTCGCGGTATTGTTAGCCAGGACAGTGAAATCGCTCCTGAAAATCAGTTAGTTTACAATGAGGCTACCACAAGGCTAATGGATTATGATAGCTATTTAAATAACTTAGGAACTAATATCTGGGAACGGTATGCCCAGATACATCCGCTGATGAATCCTCCAGTCAACAATGTACCGGATAGAACAAATGCAGTGACTTCGGCTGTTGAGCTTAATATATCTGACCAACCTATGGTACCCGGTGGACAGTCAGCAACATTAACTAACAATGATTCAAACCAGCCCAATGACGGGGTAAACGATATAACAACACAGCCGAAGGTGGAGCAATGGAATGCTCGTTATAAAAATCTAATTATTGAGATTGCCAATAGTTCTCCGGAAAGACGAGAACAACTGATTAGAGAGCATCAGCCGGAGTTGAACAAGTTCCAGGATTCAAAGATCAATGTCAAAAATGATTTGGAATATCTAAGAAATGTACAGGATCACCTCAATGCGAAGTTGGCGGGACGCGACTCTGCGTTTGTTAAAAATTTTTATTATAATGTCGAAACTATCTCAGGACCTACAAATACCGCGTTTGTTGATGCAGAATGTAGTGATGAAGATAGTAAGCTAGGTTATACTCTAGAGCCTAATGAGAATAATGTGCTATGGAGGGTCAATAGCGCCGGAATACCCCACCCTGACGATTTAGACAAGTTTTTTGAACAAAAAAGAGTAATCCAACTCGCATTTAATAAAACAGTAGAAGAATCTACACTAGAACCTAAAATTAGAGCAATGACGCCTCAGGAATCCTTCCAGTGGGGGGGTACACCCCTGATACCATTTTTTGCAACTGGTGCAGCTAGTACAGAATTGAAAGCTGTTCAGGGATCGAGTAATGCTGGAGATTCGGGTTCTAGGTTGACAGATGCTGACCGTGAAGCGGGTTATATACAGGTGCTTTTGAATGACGGGTTAACCTATGTTCGCGTTAGAAACGAAGATGGTCGATGGATGATTCATCTCGATGATGTGCAGCTAGCGCAAGATATCAATAATTCAGTTGCAAAAGGAATGCTACTGGCTGGGATCATACCAGGAATATTGAAAGGAGTATGGTCAGGCGCAAAAAGTGCATATAATGCGATTACACAGGAGTCGAGTAAAGCTGCAGAGGGAATATTAAAAGGTTCCGTCGATGGATTGACTGCTGCAGAGAAAAAAGTAGTAGGTGATCTAGTATCTCAAGGGAAGACTGTAGAGATAATACCAAAGACAACACAGGCAAAAACACCAGATTTCTTTGTAGATGCGGTCAAAACTGAGTTGAAAACACTACAGAATCCTAACACAGGTACTGGGATGAAGCGCATACAAGAAGGCTTTGAGCAAGGTGCGGAAAAAGTAATAATTGATGCTAGGGAATCTGGACTAACTTCATCTCAAGCCCAGGAAATGATCAATCGAGCTTTGGGCAAGTATCCAGGAGGGCAACTACCTGGTCGCGTCGAAATTTGGACAGGTGAAGGAATAATTACTTATATACCGTGAGGAGGGCAATGATGGCAAGATTGCAATGTAAATGTGGAGAAACCCTATCAAATTCTCTCGCTCCAAACGATGTTGAGTTGAGAGTATATACTGACCGGGAGTGGGACGAAATTATTAATATGGGGCAGATTGATGCAGTAGATATTCCCTTTCCCAAACGCGAGGTCTGGAGATGTTCAAAATGTGAACGAATCTACGTGTTTGAAGGAGACACAGTTAAGAAAACCTACGTTTTGGAGACGGATTTGTAGACAAATTCACTGCAAAATTCCACCCAAACTCACTGCAAAGCGATGGACGCCGGTGGACGCATCGCGGGAACCCTCATGGCTTCTAGTTTCCTGGCAAACAAAAGGCACTGCAACCGACTGCAGAATTAAAATTTCTGCAGTCAATCCCCGCGCTGCCCCTCGCGAAGCGTCAGTACCGCCTGTCGCATCTGGCGCAACTGCCCCTTCCGCCGGACAACCTAAAACGCCAACACAGTGGCAGCATCTTTTGCGGATGCTGCCATTTCCATCACACGGCCTCTTTCTCCGGCAGGTCCGGCATCACGTAAGCACTCCGGTGCTTCATCATCCCGTAGACGATGTTGACCAAGCGGCGCATCACGCACACCAGAGCCTGCTTCTTGGTTTTGCCTTCTTGGATCTTCCGCTGGTAGTAGTCGTGGAACACGGGGTTACGGGGCTTTCCCGACACTTTCGCCACTTGCACCTGCTGGATGGCCAAAAAGTAGAGGATGCTGTGCAGTTCCCGATTGCCTTGTTTGTTCTTTTGGTCCTTGCCCTTGCTAGCCGAACTGAACCGCACCGGCGCGATGCCTGCGAACCTCGCCAGCTTGTCGGCGTTGCCGAAGCGCTTGACGTCGCCGATGTTGGCGATGAGCGCCGCCGCCGTCACATTTGTCAGTATCCGGTTTTACAAATCACAAAGGTAAAGATGCGGAAGATGTACTAAGTCTCTATCAATTTCTTGCCCAAAAAGCACCTGGTTCATATGGCATACTTTTTGTCAGAGATGATGAGGACCGAAGCGGTAACGATAACAAATTTCAGGTTCTAGTGTTAGCTCGCGGAAGCCTCAAAGAATGAGAAGACCCATTTTTGTCGCCCTATGTACCGATGGTTGAGGGTGAATGTTGAAACTCACTACAAAAATTTCGGCTGTTGATAGCCGCATTGCAGAAACCATCGAGCCACATAGCTTTCTAACGGCACAAAAGACACAGCAACTGACCGCAAAATCAAAATTCTGCAGCCAGTACCCATTAGTGCCCCTAGCGAAGCGTCAGAGACGAAACTGTCGCAACGGACGCATCCCTTGGAGTACAACACAAATGGCCAACGTGGTGGCAGCATCTTTCGCCGATGCTGCCACTGCCGTTACACAGCTCTTTCTCCGGTAGCTCCGAGATGATGATTCGGTGCTTCATCATGCCGTACACCATGCTGACCAGATGGCGTATCACGCACACCAGCGCTTGTTTCTTAGTCTTGCCTCGGCAAGCTTACGCTGGCAGTAGTCGTGAAACGTTGGATCCTGGAGATTTTGCACCTGCTGGATGGCCAGGAAATAGAGAATGCTGTGCAACTCGCGGTCGCTTGCTCGCTCTTTTGGCCTGACTTTACCAGAGTCAAGCTGAACGACACCGGCACGACGGACGTAACCTCACCAGCTTGTTGGTGTTTTCAAAGCGTTTGACATCTCCAGCGTGCACTTAATGTTTTCCTTAGTAAGTCTGAGTTAAATAGAATCCATAAAATAATTTGTACAAGGAGGTAAAAACATGCCACAATTCCCCAATATTCAACAACCGGTATATCCCCTTACAAGCAAAATCAAAGACCCATCCCTGCAGGCCGAAATGGAAAACGGACTGGTGGTTTCGCGGGCCAAGTTTACCCGGATACCCCAGTCCTTTATTCTGAAATGGACTGCTTTGCCGGCCGCCGACTTTGCCGCTCTGCGCGATTTTTATCGTAATACGGTTCACGGCGGCAGTCTGGTCTTTGACTGGTACTACCCAACCGTGCTCAATGATCCGTATTCCGGTCAGCGGTTTTCGGTCCGGTTTACCGGCGGGGACATTAGCTTCGACTTGGCGGCGCCGGGATACTATGCCGGCACGCTGACCATCCAGGAGGTGTAACTATGCTGAATCTTTCAGTCGCCGGCATATTGGAAAAGAGCCAACTGTCCAGCGACGGCGTGTGGCTGTTGCTGGTGGAAGTCGCTATTCCCGGTTCGGAAGAACCTTTGCGGCTGGTTCGCAATACCGAAGACATTGTCTGGAACGGCCATACCTGGGCTGCCTTTAACTTTAAGCTCGGTGAAATTACCGAAGACAACAAAGGCAAAGCCCAGGCCGTACCGCTGCAGGTTTCCAACGTCACGCAAATTGTCCAGGCTTATGTGGAAAAAAACAACGGCCTGACCGGTACGACCATAATCCTGCGGGTGGTGCATTCCCAGCATCTGGACAATATGTCACCCGAGTTGGAAGAAGTATTTACCGTGCAGTCAACTGCCTGCGACAGCAAGTGGGTAACCTTTTACCTTGGCTCTGACATCTCCACTCAGCTCCGCTTTCCTTTCCGGCGAGTGTTGAAGAACTTTTGCGCCTGGCGGGATCAGTACAAAGGCATTGAGTGCGGGTATACAGGCGCATTGCCGGTGTGCGACGGTACTCTGCAGTCCTGCCGCGACCGGGGCAATTCGGTGCGGTACGGCGGCGAGCCAAGCATACCGGAAGGAGGACTGTATACCTAACATTCCGGATAAAAAAGAAGAGCAAGGTACAGTTTAACACAAAGCGATCGCCGTAGGGCGATTTTTTATTTGGGGGGTAGTATGAATATACAATTACATGATCTGATCGGTCTGCCCTTTATCGATGGGGGGCGGGATCCGGCCGAAGGCCTTGACTGCTGGGGACTTTCCACGGAAGTGTTCCGGCGGTATGGCATCAACCTGCCTGATTACAAAATATCCTGTGAGGATGCCAGTCGGATTCACAGCCAGGTACAGGAGCAACAGGCGTTTTGGTGTCGATGCGGGCAGGAAATCTCTGTGCCCGCGCTGGTTGTAATCCGGTTTACCGTTTACTGCGACCATACGGGGGTATATATCGGTCAGGGCCGGTTTATTCATACCCGAAAGGGTATCGGCGTCAATATCGACCGGGTTGACAATCCTGCCTGGGCCAAACGCATTGAAGGATTCTATGTACCGGAGGTGAGACAATGATCA